TGAAATGCTCAAGCTAGAAATAGAAAGGCTGAATGAGCTGGACTTTGATCTAGGGTTGATGGGGTGGGCGCAGTTACCTGAGTTCAATGAGGAAATTGATTACAGTATTTTAGATGACGATAATAGCGCGATTGACCAGATGGCGGCGGACGTTAAAAAAAGCATATTGATAGATTTTGAACCGGAAAAATATGAAGAGGCTTTCGCGTTAGTTAAAAAGGCGCGGCAGGAAGGCATAAATATCGGCAAAGTGCTGACAGAGTCTTTGCACGTTGAGTTGTTCGTGAAGGTTTGATGATAGTTTGCATCCCTACAAAGGGCAGGCCAAAAACGCAGACTTACAAGTTATTTGAAGCTGCCGGTTATCAGGTTTTACATTTTGTTGAGCCTCAAGAAATACAAGATTATCCCGATAATTTGAGCATCGTTAGCATCGAAAAAGATGATCAGGGAATAACCTACGCACGCAACTTCATACTGGATTACTGCAATGATCTGGGCGAAGAATGGATCTGGATTGCTGATGATGACATAAGCGGTTTTGGAATATACAACGGTAAGACCGTCAAGAAAGACGCGAGTGTGCTGCAAGAAATAGAACAAAAAGCTGCTAAATTGCCGTTTGAGTTGGTGGGTTTGAATTATTGCCAACACGCATGGCACGAAAAAACCTCATACAGCGTGAACAAAAAATGGGTAGAGGTTTGCGCCCTGATTAAAGTGAATAGCGTTAGCTGGCGTTACAGGGAAGGTAAAGAAGACAGAGACTTTGTCATGCAAACAATACAGAACGGTCACGGGGTCTTGAGATTCAATCATATTTGGTTCAATTGCCCCGATGTAGGCTCGAATAAAGGCGGATTACATGATTGGTATGAATCACGCAAAGACCGCGAAGCTGCCGCTAAAATGGTCACGTTATGGGACCCGTGGGCTAAGTTAAAGGTCAAGGGCGACAGGATAGATGCAAAAGTTGATATTGCAGGGTTCGCAAGAAGTTTACGGAAGCCGGTGAAGTGAGAAAGCTGCAAGTCGTCAGGGCTGATCACAGCATTAAACAGGGCGCTAAATGTGTAGATTCATTAGCGACAGTCACTGATAGCTGTGAAATATGGGACGAGGATGAATATATCGGTGTTTACCTCAGAGGGTTGAAGTCAAGCTACCCGAAACTGTCAGCTTTGACTGAGATAGCGGACCGTGAATTTATTTCAAAACGCGTGCCTAAAACTTTGTTAGAACGCAGTGATGTTTTACAAAAGCAGCGTGACTTAGGTATAACTAGGGCGCAAGCGAAAAAGCTAGGTACAGTTCAGTACAGCACGATATTAGGTAGCATCCCGCCCAAGCCGGTTTTTCAAAGAAACCATATAAGCAGAAGCGCAGTGCACCTGCATGAAGAAGCCAAGAATTACATCAAAGCTATGTATCAGGCGGCGAAAGAAATAGAGGCTGTATACAAAGAAGTCATACCGCACCAGTACAACTTTCAGAAAAAAGCCGTATCTCATGTCGACGAAAAATGGCGTTTCGGAGAATTATTCACTAGCACAATTAGCAACTACAATATTGCGGCGCCATACCATCGTGACAAGCTGAACATAGAGGGTTCATGCAACGCGATAATAACTAAAAGAAAAAACAGTCGGGGGGGTTCGCTTTCAGTTCCTGATTACAGCGCGGTATTCGAACAGGCTGACGACAGTTTGCTGATATATCCTGCGTGGCGAAATATACATGGCGTTACTCCAATAATCCCAACGCATGATGGCGGTTACAGGAACAGTTTTATTTGGTATGCATTGAAAGCGTTTGTGAAAAATAATGGCTAGAACACTAGAAGCAAAGGTCGGTATTACAGCCTCAGCGTTTGACCTACTACACGGCGGTCACATAGCTATGCTGGCTGAAGCAAAAACGCAGTGCGATTATCTGATATGTTGCTTGCAAGTCGACCCTAGTATGGAGCGCAAGAACAAAAACAAGCCTGCACAGAATATTGTTGAAAGGTATATTCAGCTGGATTCGGTCAAGTATGTAGATGAAATAATACCCTATGTAACCGAAAGAGACTTGTTAGATATCTTGATGCTGAAGAAACCTGACGTTCGAGTGATAGGTGAAGAGTACAGAGACATACAGTTTACGGGTAAAAATTTGAATATAGAGATTTACTACAACAGTAGGCAACATTTGTTTTCCACATCAGCATTACGCAAAAAAATTGCGAAAAGTGAGAGTGTAGATGGCTAGACCAATAATAAGTATCGATTGGGATCAAGTGAACAAAATGTGTGCCATTCATTGCACAGGTGAGGAGCAAGCTGCCGTTTTAGGAATCGATTACGACACGCTAAACCGCGCCTGCCAGCGTGAGTATGAGGTCAGTTTTGCGGAGTATTTCAAACAAAAGGCCAGTAACGGTAAAATGAGCCTACGCCGCAGGCAATACACTGCCGCGATGGACGGCAATACAACCATGCTCGTTTGGCTAGGCAAGAACTGGTTAGGCCAAACAGATCAAATAGAGCCAGAGGCGCAAGACCTACCACCTATCGTTATAGAGCGGGCAAGTGAGGCTAACTAAGCCACAAGATGACATCTTCTTCAGTGATTCACGCTTCAGGGCTGTGGTTGCTGGTAGACGGTTTGGCAAGACGTTCCTGTCAACTCATGAACTGTTAAGGGCTGCGCTGGGTGGCAAGAATAGAAATTGCTGGTACGTTGCACCGACTTACAAAGCAGCAAAAGAAATCGCATGGGATATGCTCAACGATGCACTACCCGCTGGATACATAACCAAGAAGAATGAAAGCGCACTGAGTCTACTGTTACGCAATGGCTCAACCATCTCGCTCAAAGGGGCGGAGAAGCCTGATAACTTGAGAGGGAGGGCGTTGGACTTTGTTGTGCTAGATGAGTTCGCTGATATGCGCCCAGAGGCATGGTTTGAAGTATTAAGGCCATCGCTATCTGACCGCAAAGGGTCAGCAGTGTTTATCGGCACACCAAAGGGCCGCAACCACTTCTATGATGTGTGGACTAGAGGTGTGGATGGTGAGGATGGCTGGGAGTCGTTCCAGTACACCACGATTGATGGCGGTAATGTTGATGCTGAAGAAATCGAAGCGGCAAAGGCTGATTTAGATGAGCGTACATTTCAACAGGAGTATGAGGCAAAGTTTGTCAACTACTCTGGCATCATCTACTATGCGTTTAATCGTGAAGAGAGCGTCCGTAGAGGCGTTTTGACTGACGACCTGCACATTGGCATGGACTTTAACTTAGACCCCATGAGCGCGGTTGTGTGCATTCGTGAAGGCCAGACATTAAAAGCAGTTGATGAGATTGTTATGTACGGCAGCAACACTGACGAAATGGCAGACGAGATTAAGCAAAGGTATCCAGATAGGCGTATTACTGTATACCCAGACCCAGCTAGTAAGCAGCGCAAGACAAGTGCGGGAGGGCGCACAGACCTTTCTATATTACAAAACGCAGGGTTCACGATTAAGGTTAGAAATTCTCATCCAGCCATTCGTGACAGAATTAACGCAGTAAACAGCCGCCTTTGCTCTACAACGGGAGTGAGGGCGTTATACGTTGATCCTCAATGCAAGCAGACTATCGCTTCACTTGAGCGGCAAACCTACAAAACGGGAACAAGTCAGCCGAACAAAGATGACGGCTTTGACCATATGAATGACGCTCTGGGCTACTTGGTGGAATACCTGTACCCAATCAGAAAACAAAACCAAATTACCCAACCGCAAAGGTGGAGCTGATGCAGACGATTGATTACCAACACCCCGATTACGAAAACAATGAAACGCGGTGGGAGTTCTACCTGCGTTCATACATTGGCGGGCAAGAATACCAAGACGGCAATTACTTAACTGGCTACTTAAACGAGTCAGAAAACGAGTACGCAAGACGCATTCAGCTAACGCCTTTAGATAACCACTGCCGCAACGTAGTGCATATTTACAGTTCATTTTTGTGGCGCACCCCACCAGTCAGGGTATACAACTCACTGGCTAACAATGCAGCCCTAGAGCAGTTCACCGATGATGCTGACTTAGATGGCATGAACATCAATAGCTTTATGAAGCAAGCGCAGATATGGGCTAGTGTTTACGGCAACGTCTGGATAATGGTTGATAAGCCACAGTCAAACGCTAGAACCCGCGCAGAAGAACTAGACCAAGACATCAGACCCTATGTGTCGCTGTTTACACCAGAGAATGTGTTTGATTGGAAGTGGGAGCGCACACCATCAGGCAGGTTTGAGTTGACCTACCTGAAACTGCGTGAGGCTGTTGATCGTGAGACAGCAACCACTAAGGTTAGCTATTACAGGGTGTGGCGCAAAGATACCATCGAGTATTGGAAGTCTGACGGTGAAGACGAAGTGCTGATGGAAACGATAGATAATTCACTAGG